AATACAGATCCTTCAAAATTGCAAGAACGTGGACATTATTTATATGCTAATTATGATATTCCTTCTGGTCTGGCTAAATTCCCAGCTGCAGCTGGTGCCTATGTTTATCTAGATGCTGGAACTTATAATCCACATGTTTCATCTGCTTCTGATCTGGATGCTGGTTTTTACAATACAAATGACGCTTACAAGCCATCATTTGAAAATTGGAGACAAAAGTTTTCACATGCATTCACACCGTGGATCACATCACAAACTTTGGGGTCTACTAAAAAGAAATTATTTAGATTCCACATGTTAGATGCTGGTGTTGGTGGTCATGGCAAAGTTAAAATATCAGTTGCTAATATTACGAAATCAAAAGATTCCTCATCATCATATGGTACTTTCGACATTCAGATAAGATCTGCTGCTGACAGTGATAAAGATCCAATCATTTTAGAACAACACGTAGGATTGTCTTTGAACCCTAGTTCTGACAAGTACATTGCTAGAATCATTGGTGATCAGAATACTTTCTTTGAGTTTGAAAAAGCAGAAGGAAAACAAAAACTAGTAACAGAAGGGTTGTATGCGAACAGATCATTGTATGTTCGTATAGAAGTTGTTGATCAAATTGAGTCTGGCCAAATGGAAGCAAGTGCATTGCCAATTGGTTTTCAAGGAAAGCACCACTTAGTTTTAGATGGTGATGCGCTTGTAACTCATGATATGCTTGAACCACCTCTTCCATTGAGGCAATCAGTAAGCACAGGAACTGGTGCTAGATTGTCAGTAGATCCTGCGTTTTATTGGGGTGCACAATCTCAAGACGTAAGAGACGCATCACAGAGAAACAAAGAAACAAAAATTGTGTCTCTTATCTCAAATCTTACGAAATGGTTCCCTAATACGGGTACTCACGCTCCATGGATTGGTGATAATGCGAATGCACAAGATCTTAATAGTGCGACTCTAGATGCTGATCTTTATAATTCTAACGAATTCTCCATGGAAAACATTTGGGTTCAATGCAAAAAGAATGGATCTGGCAATCCTGATACTTCTTTAGCGGTTGATGCTACTCAGTGGCGAGAGTCTCTGTATATCAGAGATGGAAATTCAAACGGGTACAAACCTTACGACACCGGAGCTACTTCGTTTTACCAAGCTCAAGAAATTGTTGCCAACAGTAACAAGAGCAAATCAGCTGCAAATGGATGGAGATATCTTGATGTTTCTAAAGACTTTGGTGAAAATGCATCTAAAAAGTATTTCAAGTTCACTGTCCCCTTGCAAGGTGGATGGGATGGTTTGGATATCTTTGATAAAGATAAATCTGAAATGAGCAACATGAGTGCTTTTAGAGAAATGTCATCTAATACTTCTAATGACCTAGGTGGTTCTCAAGGACCAACAACTGCGGCATTTAGAAAAGCGATTGATATTTTAGCTGAAAAATCTGATGTAGACATTCAAGTACTTACAACACCAGGAATGAGGACTGCAGGAATTACAGATTATGCAATCGACAAAACAGAAGACAGATTGGATGCTTTGTACATCGTCGACATGGCTTCTTTTGATAACGATCAAAAAGTTGTCAAAAGTGATTCACAATATGTCAATGTAACAAATACTGTGAATGAATTTGCAGGTAGAAACTTGGATACTTCATTTGCTGCAGCATACTTTCCTGATATTGTTATTCAAGATGGTGATTTCAATGTTGTTGTTCCTCCTTCTGTTGGAGTTCTTGGTGCACTATCCTTGAATGATGCAGTGTCTCATCCATGGTTTGCTCCTGCAGGACAAGCTAGAGGCGCACTCAGTACTGTTGTTGAAACTGCAGTGAAGCTTAATAGATCTAACATGGATGTTTTATACGAAGCAGACATTAATCCGATCACTTCTTTCCCGAATCAAGGCAATACAGTCATGATTTACGGACAAAAAACATTGCTCCAAGCCCAAAGTGCTTTGGATAGAGTCAATGTAAGAAGATTGCTTATCGACATTAGAAGAAAAGTTAGAAATGTCTCGAACACTATTCTATTCGAACCAAATCGAGAAGCTACCTTGGCTAGGTTTAGTTCTTTAGTCAATCCGATCTTAGGTCGAATCCAACAACAACAAGGGTTGGACAGATTCAAAGTTGTGATTGATACAACGACAACAACTCAACAAGACATTGAAAATAACACAATTAGAGGAAAGATTTTCTTGCAGCCAACTAGATCTATTGAGTTCATCTCTCTAGACTTTGTTGTGACAAATGCAGGCGCAGAAATCTAATTTACGTATAGTTAATAATAATGAATATATCTTTACAGGAGAATTAAAATGGCAGAAACACTATCAGTACAGGACATGTTGCCAAACAAGTTCGAACCAAAACGTAAGAATCGTTGGATTTTTGCGCTTGAGGGAATCGACTCTTTCTTAATCAAGTCTGCAAACAGACCTACAATGACTATTGAAGAACAATCAATCTCATACATGAACTCAAAGCGATATCTCGCTGGATTGGGTACATGGGGAGATCTTTCTTTAGCACTTCACGATCCTATTGCTCCTTCTGGTGCACAACAGGTAATGGAATGGGTACGTACTCACTTCGAATCTGCTTCAGGTCGTGCTGGTTATGCAGATTTTTATAAAAGAGATGCACAGCTTAAACTTGTTGACCCTATCGGTACAGTGATTGAACTTTGGGACTATAAAGGGTGTTTTATAACATCAGCTGGTTTTGGAGACTTAGGGTATGATGGAGGCGACATGTTGGAGCTTTCATTAACTTTGAAGTTCGATAATTGTGTACTTCAATATTAATTTGGCATAAGCAATAATCAAT